AAGCTAAATGAGACTAGCGGATCAGCAGCCTGACAATGTATGTTCAGAATGTGGAAAAAAATGGGGAGTACACAGACCGAAAGACCATCACTACAGGATATGGGTGGACAAGTGCGATGTGTGTTTCGATACCAGAGCTGTATGCGATTCTTCGGAATATGGATATTTAAAGGAAGGTTGGGATGGACAGAAAGTGGTGTAGTTCTTGTCAGACTGAGAAGCCAGCTAGTAATCTTAAGCTGGTAGCTTCTGGCAGTAGGTTAAGACCTGTAATGCGTTGGAAATGTGAAAGTTGTCTTAATAAAAGCAGTAAATCTCAATATAGTAAAAAGGAGAAATAATGGAAGATTTTATCTACACGACCTCAGGAACAGATATTACTAAGCGTTGGAGACTTTTGTACAACTATGTGCCAGCTAGTGAGCAAGAAGAAGTGAGGCAGCGTTGGGCAGAGTTAAGAGCTAAGTTTAATAAAACTTTGGATGATGTTGCTCAAAATGATAACCAATAAATTTACTCGCCAGGCTTTTAATAAGCTGATATTAGACCAAGACCTACCGCCAGATTATATTCGTGTTGCTGAGTTTTATTTTATGCAAGGATGGAATGGCGCAGTCGATCTAATGTCAGATGAGTTTTTAGACCAATGGATTATTAATGGCACAGAGAATCAGTTAATCCGTAAAGACAACCAAGAGCCTATTCCAGATGACGATAGAGAATGAGTGGTTTCCAGCCTGTTTCTTTAATCGCTTGCAATATAGAGATTGGAAATATTATCAACGAGGATCGTCTGAAAGGTGTACTGCGTGTGATGATTGTAGTTCTGAATATATGTTTAAAATGATAGATCAACAGCGTTGTTACCCAGAAGAAGTAATTAAAAGAACATCAAACAGTATAAAGAGAGAAAAAAAATGAATGACTTTAGCCAAGAGTATTTAGATGCAAAACTAGCATTAAATTTATTTTATAAACATACTCTTACTGGTAATTGGAAAGAGGCAGAAAAAGCAGCAAAGGTCGCAGAAGATATGTGTCGGTCTTTACAGTTCTTGGTAAAACAGCATGACAAATGAATTTGACGAGGAATCTGAGGCTACCATTAAGTTAAAGCAAACTGGTTCGTTTATTATGGTAGAAGTGGAAGGGATTGGGTTTTGTTATGACTTAGCTGCTAACTTGGCTAAATCTATTCAGCCCGATGTAATTGATAACGACATTAAGAAAGCGCACTAATGACTACTTTTGTTACAAGTGATCGAGAAGAAGCATATAAAGAAATCTTGGAGAAAGCACCATTTCAACCAGGCTATGAGGATGCGATTGTGCAAGGCACAGACGATTGGCATAAGCTACGACTTGGTAAGGTTACTGCCAGCCGAGTAGCGGATGTGTTGTCTAAGGGCAAGTCTGGTGAGTCTGCTAGTCGTAGGAACTACCGCATAGAGTTGGTAGCCCAAAGGCTAACAAATAAACCAAGCGAGTCGTTTACCAATGCAGCAATGGAATGGGGTACGGCTACTGAGCCATTGGCTAGGGTTGCATACGAGTTGCATACAGGCAGCGATGTATCTCAGGTTGCATTTGTAGATCATCCTAATGTAGAATGGTTTGGTTGCAGTCCAGATGGGATTGTGGGAAAAGGATTGGTTGAGATAAAGTGCCCGAATACTACGACCCACCTAGATTGGATGGAAGAGGGCAAAGCACCTAGTAAGCATATACCGCAGATGATGGCACAGATGGCTTGTACAGGCGCAGAGTGGTGTGATTTTGTTAGCTTTGATCCTCGGCTGCCAGAGGATTTGCAGTTGTTTGTAGTGCGTGTCAATCGAGATCAAGAATACATTGACAAAATGGAAGTAGAAGTAAAAAAGTTTTTAGATGAAGTAGAGATGACTATTAATAAACTGAAAGAGAGGAAATAATGGCTTACGAAATGAAGGATGGATCAGCTAATTTATTTAAGAATGAGCGCAAAGAATCCCAAAATCACCCAGACTATACTGGTTCAATTATGATTAATGGGCAAGAGCATTACTTTAGTGCCTGGATCAAAGAAGGCAAGAAAGGCAAGTTTATGTCTTGCTCAGTAGGTAAACAAAAAGAGCAGAAAAACTTTAAGGCTCGGGGTGATGACGAGATGCCTAAGATTCAGGATGATGAAATACCTTTTTAATGCTGGCAAGCACTTATGGGGAAATCGTAAGAAAGTACCCGCTTTTTTGGAGATAACATGAAAAAGATAACTATAGGATTGGTAACATATATGTTACTAATAAGTAGTGCGTATGCGTGTCAAACACAGACCATCATAGTAAATGGCAAAGTAACAATCTGTACCTTTTGCCCTAACTATGTAATTTGTAACTAAGAAAAGAGTCAGATCGGGACACATGGCGCAATGCCACTCTTTCACAAGGAGTGCTACCCCCCTGCCGATTAGGGTAGCTTTATGAGCTTTAATAAAGACCTTCAGAAAGGTTTAGAGATAGAGGAAAGGGTTGTATCTATCCTACGCAAGAAATACCCTTGTGCGACCCTTGTAAGCGCTTTTAAAGGGTACGATATATGGATACCAGAGATAGATAAAGCCGTTGAGGTAAAGTTTGACCCGATGAGCCAAAGAACAGGCAATATCGTTGTAGAGATAGAGATGTATGGGAAAGACTCAGGGTTAATGGCTACCCAAGCTGATTACTGGGTTTTTTACGATGGGGAGATGTTTGTCATCATGCCAGTCAAGCACATATTTAAGTGCATATTTTTGAGTAAACTACAATATGTAGAGTTTATTGGTGAGGGAGATAGTCAGATCAAAAAGGCTTTTTTAGTAGATAAAAACACCTTGTTTAAGTACGGAAAGATTTTATGATAGGTACAAAGCTCTTTCGTCTTTGCGTCTAGTAGTAAGTCCTTTTAGTTCTTTACCACCAGCTTTATTCCACTTCATAAATTCTTCGGCAGCACCATCAAATTCACCTCGATTGTGTTTCATCCGAATGGTAGAATTTTGGAGATTACCGAGTCCAACATTGAAGGAGAAAGACACAAGTGCGCCAAACCGACCAGGAGTAAGCCCACTAGGACATAATCGTTGTACCCCGCTTTCAAACCTCGCCAAATCTTGAGCAAGAATTTCATCTACTTCCCCCATTGTTAAGACTCTATCCCATCCACTAGGGATAGGCAGAGCCTTTCGTTCTGCAAGTGGAACTTTAGCGTGATTGGGGTCGATAACATGACCAACACCAACAGTCCAAAGCAAAGCAGGGCATTGGTAAGGCTTTTGTTTAACGCCCTCATGGTGCTTAATCATCTCAATGACTTTATGGTCAATCATTTTTTACTTGTAAATGCTTGTGTTCCAAACCAAAAAGCAATAATAGAAGCTAATATCTGCATTTCCTGATCGTCAAATATCATTGTTACAGACTCGGCAAACGGAGCGCCAACAGACCAAGCCCACCAAATAGATGCAATATCTACAACAATCAACAAGAATACAAATAAATAAGTAACCATAGGGCGCACAGATGCTCTTAGGTTAATGATCCATTGGCTTGCACCTTTGCCTATTTCGATGTCATGCTGATACATTGCAGAGCGTTCTTCTGCTTGTGTCTGCATCTGTATTTGATCGGTGCGTATTTCCTCAATCCTAGCTTGTGCAATATAGCCACGCTCTAGCATCTGTAGTTCTCGCTCTGTTTGCATCCTAGCGAGTTCTAACTCGTGTGCTTTATCCGATTTGTCTTGAAAGAAGTCTAGTAACTTGGGCAAACCACCCATTAAAAAGGATATTGCTGTCGAAAGGAGAGTCAGCATTATTTACCCTTTATAACCCCAAGTAAGGTAGTAAGCAATGAACGCAGCCACAATATAGCACATGAGCATTGCTCTACGAACCTTTGCCAAATCTTCTTTAAACTCTTTACTAAGTTCATCGTCTTGCCTTTCTATTTTTTGTTTGATTGTTTCTATTTCTGTCCAGCGTTTAACACCATGCTTTTTAATAAAATCAGCTTTTACTTTAGCTTCTTCTATACGGATGGACTCTTGGCGTTGCCATTCCATCATTGCTCGTTTGAAGTATTGCTCTTTTAATACCTGAGATTCTCGTATTTGTCTTTTACGATCCAGGTCTTTTTGTTGCGCTACTGCTGCTGCATCTTTTTGTACATCAACAATACTTTTAGTTATTGATTTACTAGCCTCACGACTAGCATCCATGCTACTTGTTACAGACTTTGCGCCCTCTAAAAACCCAAATTGATCGGACATATATCATAGGCTTAGTTTAATTTAAGAACAAGAGAAAGTAGAATTGCAATAATAAACGCAGCAGATCCAATAAGAATTTGCTCTAAGCGTTTTAGCCTAGCGTTGATGCCTGTATAGCGTTCAGCACATACCGCCTCGTGTGCAGATAACGCTGCCTCGTTTTTATCTATTGTAGCCATTACCATTGCTCTGCTGGTAGGTCAGGGAAAGTAGCTTGTACTGGTGGGTTTAGCGCAATAGCACGAACAGCAGTACGGTAGTCTGCAAAGTCTTGTTTGTTTAACAAAGGCACATCCGCTACTTGTGTCCAATCTGTAGCAGCCAACTTCTGTTCTGCTGTAGTTTTGTTAGCATCTTTACATTGTGCATCTTTAGCATCTTTAGCAGCTTGATCCATGTCTACACAAATAAACTTAGTAAACCATTGATTGTTGATTTGCTCTACACCATCTTGCACTACGAACTGGTAAAAGCCTGGTGTAGGTTGTGCGCCATTAAGAACAGGATCAGCACCAAACTCGTTTAGTATTTCTACAGAGATTTGTGGTGGAAAAGAAGTGTTTGGGTTGTTAGCCCGAAACTCTGCCTCATACATTGTTTGACCAGTTGAACGAATACGAATTAACATAATTTTTCCTTTATGCAATAGCCATGAATATGAACGAACCACCATTAGCGTTAATAGCAGCTGGTGCAGTAGAACTAATCTCAAATCCAGAAGATACTGGGTCTATATAGTCTGTAGAAGTAACTTCGGCTGCTGTGCTGTTGAGCAACAAGTAAGGGTCGTTACCGCTTACAATTCCTCTAGCTGTGTCCCATACATACCAATCACCAGTAGAATCTGTGCGCTTAATCAAAACAAACCTAGCGCCAGCAGTAAACCCACAGTTAATAGTCTGAGTAGCGCCTGTGCCTGTGTAAGAGCCAACTTTGGATACTCCAGCAAGTGTGGCAAATAGGTAGGCTACATAGGTGTTTCCAGAGCCATTTGTTGCTGATGCCGAACCAAGGTTTAATAATGAAGAAGTTGGCTGCGCTGTTAATCCAGCGCCATCAGCATACCCGTAAGTTATTCCTGAACCAGTTTGATTCAAAATTAATCTTGAAAAGTCCGATGCCGTAATGTTTCCATAAACAAACCAATTTATAGATAAACTTCTTCCTTTAAATATTATTAATTCAGGAGCAACACCTAAATTATGATTAAAAGTAGTTGCACTTCCTGTTCCTGTATAGCAAACTACATCAAAGAAGTTTGGTGCTCTGCGGAAAAGCCAGTTAATAAGAGTTAGCGATGTTGAATGTCCGTAATTTCTAATTCCTGTATTACTATCACCACGGAACAAATCACTAGTTACTGCCTCTGCAGCTGTGGAGTAACTATACAGTATTTGACTATTGCTAGGACCAGTAAACCCTCTTAATCTATCGGCAAACTGAGCTCCATAACCTTGGTTTCGAAAAGATTGAATTCCTAAATCTACAGGAAATCCAGCGGTAATAAATTGTCCAGTATTTGCAGAGCCATCACCAGTAAATGCAACAGGAGCAAACACACTAGTACCAGTAGTAGGCACTTTCATTGGTCTACGGATTGCCATGTAGATGTAAGTTGCCCCCGAAGACATTGAGCCACTAATAAATCCTGTGGCAGTAGGTCTAACATTTAATGTTATTTCTGCACCGCTAGTGTTAGCATTAAGTCGTGCAGAAGCAGAAGCATTTTCAACAACAAGCCCACGCATATTATCTACAAGCCACCAATCTTGTGCGCTAGATGCGTTTTTAATAAGAAGAAATTGCGGTTCATAGCCTAAATTAACTTCTGTTGGATTTCCAGCGCCAACAACGCTACCACAACTAATCACATTATCTGTTCCTGCTGTACCAAATCCACCAGCGTCATGGGCGAATAGATAGGCTACATAGTCTGATGCTTGTCCAAAGCTAGAGCTGACACTAAAACTAGAGCTTGTTGGAGTTGCAGTTAGATACCCATATGCAACATTTGCGTCTGTTAAATTTAACAAAACATTAGATTCATATTGTTGAGAACCAGATTCTGTTGGAAGACCTCTATGCCATACCGCCCAATTTCCTGTTCCTGGAGAACCATTTACTTTTTTCATAATAATCATTCCTGGAGCAGAACCAAGATTATGATTAATTGTCATTGCTGAACCAGTACCAGTCCATGTAACTATATCAAAGAACTTTTTAGTTTTACGGAATGTCCAAGAGCAGTAGTTTTCTCCAGTATAGTTTGTATTTGTACCAGAGGTTAAACAAGTAAACCCAGTTGACTGAAATGAAATATTCGAACCAGATCCTGTTGCTGTTGCTGTAGAATTGGTGCGTATCATATTACTTGTTCCACCACGAACAGTATCACTTACGCAATTATCCGTACTAGCAGATGTTCTATTCTTGATCCAGACCATTCCACCTTCGCCAGCAAGGTCTATTCCATTGGAAATGGCTTGTGTTTCTCCAGAAAAAGTTCCATTACCTGTATAAAGGTAAGTAGAAAATACATCTTCTACATATTTTGCTGGTCCAGCAGAAACGGATGCTGCTAGTGCTTTTTTATTAAGCATCGCCAACCCTCGCTCCATATACTTGTCCAGCTACTTCCCACAGTACGATTACTGTATAGCCTGTAGTGTTTAGTGTTGGAGCTGCGCCAGCGTTAGTTTTCCAAACTACACCGCTACCACCAAAAGTAGAATCAGTCCAAGTCAGCGTTCTTGCTGTGCCATCGTCTACCATTAGAACTACAGACTCGCCATTAGCAAAGTTAGTAGCTTTAGGTGTACGGCTTGCGCCTAGTGTAATTAGCTGAATAGAGCCGTTGCCTGGATCAATCTCAAACGCTGCGCCATCGGTAATTGTAAAGATGTCCTCTAGGATCGTTCCAATGATTGCAGGATCGGTCAAAGTCTTATTGGTAAGGGTCTGTGTGCCTGTAGTCGTTACATCGCCTGTAGCGCCTGTAGCAAATGCTAGTGTGCCAGATCCGTTTGTAGCTAATACTTGGTTAGCTGTACCATCTGCGGTAGGCAAAGTAAAGACATTGACAAAGGTAGTAAGGTTTTGATCGTATGCTTGGACATTCGTGCCAATTGCTAGACCAAGTGCAGTTCTAGCAGCAGCAGCAGTAGTAGCGCCTGTTCCACCAGCCGTAAGAGGAATAGTATCTCCGCTAGTACCAGCTTGTAGGTCTTTAATCTGTTTCATTAGGGTACGAATAGCATCGTTTATCCCTGATGGAGCGCAACCTTCTGCTATGTCAATACCATTAATATCGGTATTATTTGCTGCTGTTGCGGAATATTCCGAGATTTTTGTGATTGGCATTTCTTTATTCCTCTAAAAGTCCTGGTATTTGCCCAGATTGATATAAAAGATTGTACAGTCTTGGATCTACTGCTGGTGGCACAAGCCGACCAAACTCTCTTGCTCCACGAGTTGTTAAACCAGCACCAAAAGCAGTCTCGCCCATAAGTCTTGGAGAAGCTAAAGCAGCAGTTCCGATTGCTGCTGGAATACCGCCAGCACCATAAGCAAGATAACTTGTTGGAATAGATGCTACTCCTTGCAAACCTCTAGGCGCAAAACTTTGTAATGCCTGACCAGCAATTCCTGGCATAAATTCTTGACCGCCAGCAGTTTCTAACTGTTTTGCTAATTTAGTGCGTTGACCGTAGTTTGTTTGAACATTGTCTCGAACCAAACTTTGCAATTTACGCATTGCTGTATCAACAGATGCCTTATTACCAAGGCTTAATGCTTTTTCAATTTCTTTAATTTGATCGGTTGACTCTGAATACGCTTTCATTGTTTTAGCGTATGTTGGTGCTTGTTTCTGTATTGTAGATTTAACAGAGCTATATATTTCGCCAACAGATGATCTTGCAACTCGTTGCTCAAATGGGATACTTTCTAATACATCGCCAACTCGCTTTTTAAGAGCATCTAAACCTTCTGGAGTATGAAATTCTGCTGGATCTAAACTTTTCCACTCATCAACGATTGATCGTGCTTCTTGTAACTTTTGTGCAGCGTTTTCGTTTACAACTTTGCCTTTAAATGTTACTTTGTTTAAACTATTTTGCAAAGATTTATCAATATCTGTAAAGTCTAATATTGACTTGTCATTTTTTATATTTACCATTCCAGAGCGATATTCTGCTTGTTTTACCCTATTTAGTTCATCTAAGTTTGATTTGGCAATATCAAGCAACTCTGTAGGATCTGCACGACCAGAGATGTTGGCTCTAAACTGTTCTGCTGTAGCACCACCTTTTTGACCAGCCTTAAATGCTTGCTCAATAGACTCTCTACCAGCACCAGTAGACATTCCTACTAATGGTGCAACAAGATTTTTTCCAGTAGCACTAGCAACTGCGCCAGTTGCACGAACGGTAGCAGCTAAAGGATCAATAGTGCTTGCAACACGAGCCAATGGTTGTGCAACTGCTCTAGGAGCAGCCATAGAACCGCCTGTAAGCACAGTAGATAAGTCTGCTAATACTCCAGCAGGATCTTCTGCAATAGCTCGTTTTAAACCTTCTCCTGTACCATAGCGTTCAGCATAAAACTCACCTACTTTACGAGCCATTTCACGAGATTGCTTATCCTCTCCTACAGCTTGTACAAGTTTCTCTGGCAATACATTTTGCAATGCACCAGCACCAACATCCAAAATTGACTTACCAGTTTCTAATGGGCTAGATATAGCAGTAACAATGTTTCCAATTAAATTTCTAAAAGACGATGGAAAGTTTGTTATTGCTCCTGTAGCAACTTCGCCAACAGTTAAATCTTTTTTTGGCATTTGCTCTGTAGGCGAAGCCATTTGATTTTCAGAACGAATCTTTGCCACACGATCTTTAAGATCTTTAGAATTAGGATCAACATCATCTGGGATGTTATTAATCGTAATTCCATCTTTGGTTTGGATTGAATATGGCATATTAGTAGTTTACTGTTATCGCTGTTGTTGGAGCAGTTAATTTGCGTTTTGGCAAACCTGAGAATCTAAACAATTCATCTAATTGACCTTCATCAACAGCTTTGTTATAGTCTCCTAAAGAACGTTCTTCGTATTTCTTACGCAATTTAGTTAACCGCAACAATGTTTCTTTATTCATGTTGATAGTACCTGTCATAACCTGACGCAAGAACTCTCGTTCTGCTGGTGTATCAAGACCTTTAGCACCAATTCCTAATGCTCCGATTTGTGGGAACACATCAGCACCAAGTAATGAGTTAAGCAATTCAGTATCAGAAACTTCATTAATCTTTTTCTTGCTTCCAGTAAATAAAACTTGCGCCCTATTAATATTATTAATAATGTCAGCGCCAAGCCCAGTTGTTGCGCTACCTTGTTCAAGCAAGTTTAGTGTTTCATTAATTTTGCCAATATTTTGGACAGCTTTTTGACCAGCATCAAATATTTGTGTATTCTTTTCTACTCCGTACTTGCCATATCCTTTTTGTCTTTCTCCTTCTGCTGGCAATACATTAACAACAGATTGTGGACCAGTTCCAATATCTTGAATCTTTCCAGTAGTGCTAATTTGATATGGTCTATCTGCTGGCAACCCAGCTTGTTTTTTTTCATCAAGCGTCATTGGTCTAAATGACTCTTTTTCTGATCTTTGTGTTTGTGATTGTATTTTTGCAAATTCTAAAGGATTGTATTCTGCTAATGCAGCCATGAACTTACTTTCATCCAGTACTCGCTGTTTTGGTAAGTTAGGATTAGACAATAATGCTGCTCTAGTTTCAGCTCCAAAGTCTCCCCCAAACTCAGGGCGAGATAACATTTCTGCTTGTGATCCAATTCCAGACTGAGTTAATCCTGTACCAGTAGGTCTAGTAGTAAACGCTCCTTCTATTGCTTTTCTAAAGTTTGCCTCACGCTCTAATTTTTGGCGAGCAACAGCTTGTTGAATCTGTTGATCCAAAGCACCTTGGTACGCTTGTTGACCAGCCATAATTCCTGTAGCTACTGGTTGCAATAATCCTTGTGGTCTATTACTTGGTCCACTTGCAGCAATAATGTTTAAGCCCATATTTAGCAAACCAGTTTGTTGCGCTTGTCTGCGTAAACGCTCATCATCCATTCCAAGTAAACCGCCTAATTGGTTATCTTGCGCTGGGAATAAATAATCTAATAGTGCCATTCTTGCCTCACAGTAAAGAAATCATTGGTCGTTCTTTTTTACGCTTTGGCGCAAGTAAAGATGCGATAGGGTCAGCTAGGTTTACTTGTTGTCCTGGTTTAAATGGTGCAGATTGCGTTTGACTTCCTTGTTGCTGACCAAATCCACCCATAGCTCTTTGCATCATCATTGCTTGCATAGGGCTAATTGTGTATGGATTAGCTACACCACCAGCAACTGCATTAGAAGCTGTGCTTACTGCTGCGTTTGTACCAGCCATCATCTGTGCTGTAGCTGCTGCCGATCCAGCTTGTGTTCCTAAAGTAGCACCAAATGTTCCAGCCGTTGTAGGAGCAGCAGAACTTAATGCGCCAAATGTTCCAGCAGTAGGAGCTGCACTTAAAGTTCCAAAAGAACTTGCAGCACCAGCAGAGCCAACACCTGTTGCGCCTACTGTAGCTGGAGCTAAAGCAGATCCACCAGTAAATCCAGCAGCACCGCCTAATAATGCACCACGCATAGGGTTTTCTTTGTCTACTTGTGAGCCGATTAACGCACCGCCACCAGCTAACAATAATGGGATCTCCATTCCTGACATAATTTATCCTAACAATCCAAGACCAGCACCGATAGCTGCGCCTGGTGTACCACCTATTGCAGCACCAGTAAGCGCACCACCCAATACATTGCCGAATTGGTTGCGATAGACAGGCTGAGATACTTGCATACCAGCTGGCGCACCATAAGCACCAGACAGATAGCTTTGTAGCTTTTGATATGGAGCTTGTTGGGCAAAGTTAAATCGATTAACTGCATCGGCAAGGGCTGTTTCTTGGTATCCTTCTGCGACTTGACCGAGTTGGAGCATCTTGTTGATGTCCTCATAATCGGCTTGAGCCAAACTAGGTGCTGCACCGATCATTGCTTGCTGTCTACCACGCTCTGCTTCATAGTTTTGATATGCAAGGCTTCCAGCAGTATTAGCAAGTGCGTTAGCAAAAGTACCACCAGCACGATCTAAAACCGTACCCATAGCACCAGATCCATAACGACCAGCACGACTAGCGTTAGACAATGCTTGGTTTACAGCATCTTGGTATGTTGTTTGTGCGCCCTGTGTGGCAGCTTTAAATGCGCCTTCAAAGAAAGGATTGCCACCTAAGAAGTTACCCTGAACAGTATTAAGTGCTTGTCTTTGAGCTGCTGGAGTCAACGGATTACCTAGAGAAGCTCGTTGTTGAGCAGCAGTCAACGCAGCTTGAGTCTGTTGAGATGGACTTACATAAGTTTGCCCAGGATAATATTGAGGAACATCAGGGTTTTGATATAGTCGTGTTGATTCCTGTAGTCCGTATTGGACAAAAGGGCGCATAACTGGATCAAGTTCTGTCCTCGTTACTGTATTAGTACCGCCACCGCCACCACTCATAATATCTCCTTAACCCATTTCCTAGGTTTAAATCCAAATTTAGGAGCGATCCGATCCCATCCTGACCGCCACGATTCAAAAGTTAAATACTTAAAACCACCATCTTTGGTAATTTCAGAAACACAGTCAACTGCGCTTTTGAAATGCCCATTACTATTTGCCCATCCTACCCAACAATGTAGGGCATCGCCTCTAGGCTCTAATACTGCGAAACCTACAGGCTTGTTCTGCTCTGAAAACACCCATAATTGCGATCTGCCATTAAACACATCTGTATATACATCCTCTGGAATCCAGCTTTCTGGTGACTTCCTGAGTATTTCATCTAATCCTGGTCTAACAAACGCCCACCAGTTCCGTAGTTCTTGTGGATTAACGAGCGTTTTTTGCATACCACAATTTTAACGAATTATCCAACTAAAATATAGCCGTATGTTTTATTTGCTGTATTGTTGGCATAATGGCTAATTGTTGCTGATCCTTGGGTTTGGGCGCTAACATAAACATTACTAAGACTACCGCCTGATATTGCTTGCATTGTGGCAATAACAGATGGTGTTGCTGGTCTTGTAGGGCTTGTTTGTGCTGGTGTTTGTTCTATAGAAAGAGCAGTATTTTCTGCTCTCCATACAATCTCTACATAATCATTTGCTGCCAGTTCAATAAAATAATTTAATGCTGCAATAACATGACCAAAAATACTAGCACTTTTACGGGCTGGAACAGTGAATTTACTATTAGAATTGGCTATATTTGTACCATTCTTTCTAAACCAAATATCTACATCGTGTTGAGCATTATCTTGATTTTCAAGCTGTGCGCTAAATTGCAAGTTATAAACACCAGCATTTCTAACATTTAATCTACTGCTATTAGACAGATAAACCCCATTGGAGTAGTCTGTCGTATTGAATGTCATTGCATAAGCAACAGTCGTGCTTGCTGCCGTTTGGTCGGTAGAGTCTTGAAACGCACCATACGGAATAGAATCCGAGAAAGCCGCAGCAGAATAAGGCACTAATACAATCTTAGTATCAGAGCTAAT